AGCCTACAGACAAAAAAGAGTATGTACCCATTCCACGACTTGGCAGAACAATTCCATTTGGTTATAAAAAGGATGAAGCTGACGATGGCTGGCTCATCCCAATTCCATTTGAACTAGAAGCTCTTGAGAAAGCCAAGCACTATGTTAAACAATACGCTGTGCGTAAAGTTGCTGCTTGGCTAACGACAGTAACTGGTCGAGAAATTAGCCATGTTGGTTTATCCAAGCGATTGAAAAATGAGCAGTCCCACAAACGAAAATCGTCTACTTATCGAAAGCTTGCCGACAGGTACGAAGAAGCCCTTAAAAAAGCGGAAGAGTACGAAAAAAGAACAGGCACCGGCCAAGACAGCTTCTTTACCACAGATCGTTACGGAGCCATCCGTAATAGCTTCAGCGATAACGCAAGCGACAGCGCCACCGGCTCCGGTAGTTGAGCTACAGAACATCATCTTCAAGCCCAATGCAGGGCCGCAAACATCCTTCCTAGCCGCTCCAGAGCGTGAGGTGTTGTATGGTGGTAGTGCTGGTGGTGGTAAGAGCTATGCCATTTTGGCTGACCCCTTGCGTTACATGGGGCATCCACAGTTTTCTGGACTAGTTCTTCGCCACACCACAGAGGAATTGCGAGAACTCATTTGGAAAAGCCAAGAGATGTATCCAAAGATATATCCCGGCATCAAGTGGAGTGAGCGAAAGATGCAGTGGCAAGCGCCATCTGGTGCAAGATTGTGGATGTCTTACCTCGATAGAGATGAAGACGTTATGCGTTATCAGGGTTTGAGCTTTTCGTACATAGCTTTTGATGAGTTGACGCAGTGGGCAACCCCGTTTGCCTACAACTATATGCGTTCACGGCTGCGTACTGCTGCCAATGACTTGCCTTTGTACATGAGAGCGACCACCAATCCGGGCGGCCCCGGTCATCAGTGGGTTAGGAAGATGTTTATCTTGCCTTCTCCACCGAATAAGTCGTTCTACGCTACAGATATTGAGACTGGTCAGGTGATGCGGTTCCCTAAAGGGCACAGCAGAGAGGGTGAAGCGCTGTTTAAGCGTAAGTTTATCCCTGCAAAGCTGTCAGACAACCCCTATTTGGCTGAGTCTGGTGACTATGAGGCCATGTTACTGTCACTTCCAGAGCATCAGCGTAGGCAATTGCTCGATGGTGACTGGGATATTGCTGAAGGTGCTGCGTTTTCTGAGTTTAACAGGGCAATTCACGTTGTTGAACCCTACGAGATACCGCATAGCTGGCCTAGATTCAGGAGTTGTGACTATGGCTACGGAAGTTACAGCGCTGTGCTGTGGTTTGCTGTAGCTCCAGACGATTCTGTGGTGGTTTATCGTGAGTTGTACGTCAGCAAGGTGCTGGCAGAGGACTTAGCTGCCATGATCTTGAATCTTGAGAGTAATGAGAAGATTCGGTATGGTGTATTGGACAGTAGTTGCTGGCATAAGCGTGGTGATACAGGTCCATCCATCGCTGAGCGCATGATTATGAAGGGATGCCGCTGGCGTCCTGCTGATCGTAGCTCTGGTAGCCGTGTTGCTGGTAAGAATGAGGTGCATAGGCGCTTGCAAGTGGACAGTTTCACTGAGCAGCCACGCATTACATTCTTCAACACATGTGTACAGATTATCGGTGACTTGCCTACGCTACCAATTAGCAAGACTAACATGGAAGACATCAACACCAAGGTTAGCAATGACCATACATACGATGCTCTTCGTTATGGTTTGATGAGTCGCCCCCGTAGTGGGTTGTTTGATTACAATCCTCTGACCTCACAGTCAGGAATGAGTATTGCAGACCCTGTTATGGGTTATTGATGGTATACCTTTATTGGTACAACATATTTAATGTGGAAAATACATGGCACTAATTGATAAACCCTCCAATGATAAGTCGTTGGCTCTTGATGATTCTGGTAAAACAGAAGATGCGTTTGGTGGCGAAAGCCTAATCAGCTTTATCGAGAAGCGCTTCACTCGTTCTGAAGAGAGTCGCCGTCCTGACGAAACTCGCTGGCTCAAAGCCTATCGCAACTATCGCGGTCTATACGGCGCTGACGTACAGTTCACCTCTACTGAAAAGAGCAGGGTGTTTGTTAAGGTTACAAAGACTAAGACGCTTGCTGCGTATGGTCAAATCACCGATGTGTTGTTTTCTAACAACAAGTTCCCTCTGAGCATTGACCCTTCTGTCCTGCCTGATGGTGTGCTTGAGGCTGTCCATTTCGACCCAGCCAATGCTGGCGCAGCAGCCACACCAATCCCATTTGGTGATGAGGGTTCCGCTAGTGTGAACAAAGACTTTGACTTGGACAAGCTTGAGGACATGCTTGGTGCGTTGAAGAATGATCTGAAGGATGTTGAAGGACTGAAGAAGGGTCCGGGTGTTACACCATCATCGCTGACATTCAGCCCAGCTATGGTGTCTGCCAAGAAGATGGAGAAGAAAATCCATGACCAGCTAGATGAGAGTGGCGCTAGCAAGCATCTTCGCGCTACAGCGTTTGAGATGGCTCTGTTTGGCACTGGTGTCATGAAGGGTCCATTCGCAATCAACAAGGAATACCCAAACTGGACAGAGACTGGTGAGTACAAGCCACTGATCAAGACTGTTCCTGAAGCTTCACACGTTTCCATCTGGAACTTCTATTGGGACCCTGACGCCAACAATACTGAAGACTCCCAATACATCATTGAGCGTCACAAGATGTCGCGTACACAGCTTCGTGCATTGAAGCGCCGTCCACACTTCCGCAAGAATGTCATTGATCAACTGATTGAACAAGGCGAAGGCTACATCAAGAAGTATTGGGAAGATGATCTGAAAGACTACGCTCCAAACTTCGGCGTTGATCGCTTTGAAGTGTTGGAGTATTGGGGCAATGTCACCATTGAACTTCTTAAAGAGAACGACATTGAAGTTCCTGAAGAGTTTGATGACGGTGATGAGTTGCAAGCCAACATTTGGTTTTGCAATGGCAAGATTATTCGTCTTGTCCTCAATCCATTCAAGCCTTCGCGCATTCCCTACTACGCAACTCCTTACGAACTCAATCCATACTCGTTGGCTGGTGTTGGTATTGCTGAGAACATGGATGATACACAGACGCTGATGAATGGCTTCATGCGTATGGGCGTTGATAACGCTGTGCTGTCTGGCAATCTAATCTTTGAGGTTGATGAAACCAACATGGTGCCGGGTCAAGACATGTCTGTATATCCGGGCAAAGTGTTTCGCCGTCAAGGTGGCGCTCCCGGCCAAGCAATCTTTGGAACGAAGTTTCCTAACGTGTCTCAAGAGAACATGCAGATGTTTGACAAGGCTCGACAGCTTGCTGATGAGTCAACTGGTATGCCATCGTTTGCACATGGACAAACTGGTGTGTCAGGTGTGGGCCGTACAGCTTCTGGTATCTCGATGCTGATGAATGCTGCTGGTGGTTCCATCAAGACTGTCATTAAGAACATCGATGACTACCTCATCAACCCAATGGGTAAAGCGTTCTTCAACTTCAACATGCAGTTTGACTTTGACCCTGAGATTAAAGGGGACTTGGAAGTCAATGCTCGTGGTACAGAAAGCCTGATGGCAACTGAAGTTCGTAGCCAGCGTCTGATGCAGTTCTTGCAGATTGCCAGCCAACCTGCGCTGATGCCATTCGCTAAGTTCCCATACATCATTCGTGAGATTGCTAAGAGCATGGACCTCGACCCTGATCGTGTTACCAACAACATGGACGAAGCTGCTAAGCAAGCCATCCTTCTGCAACAAACCGCTGGCGCTGCACCTCCTGCCGCTGGTGGTGTTCCAGCACAGGGCGTTGGTGGTCCTCCGGGCGTTGCTGACATGTCTGGTGGTGGTGGTGGCAACATTGGTGTTGGCGCTGCTCCTGCTCCCGGCGAACAAGGCTTCTCTGCCGCACCTCCACAGGCTCCAATGGTATGAGCGATAAGACATATCTACCAAAGCTGAAGGGGCTGCTCACTACTCCCCATCAGTGGGATGCTTTTGTTGAAATGCTTGACTATCAGGTTGAACAACAGCGGCGCAAGCTGGAGCAAACAACCGATATGAATGAGATGTTTAAGGCACAGGGTGCCATCGCTGCATTGCGGCAACTCAAATACTTGAAGGACGAAATCAATGTTTACAAATGAAACAGATCGCATGCTAGCCGATGGTGGGGTCATGCAAGAAGGTGGCACGGTTGACCCTGTGTCCGGTAATGACGTACCGCCCGGTGCCATGCAAGAAGAAGTGCGTGATGACATTGATGCCAAGCTGAGCGAAGGCGAGTTTGTTATTCCTGCTGATGTTGTCCGATATATTGGGTTGTCCACTCTGATGAAGATGCGCGACAAAGCCAAAGAGGGCTTGAAGAAGATGGAGGATATCGGACAGATGGGCAATGCCGAAGAAGTGCCTAACGCTGAAGCTCTGCATGGTGGTGACGAGTCTGAAGAGATGGATGATGAATCCTTTGGCGCTGAAGTAGATTCCATTCTTGGTGAAGAAGAAACACCAGCCTTTGCTGAAGGCGGCTATGTTGATCCTGCTAATGAAGTTACTTATAGAGATGCACCCGTTAGAGGTTTTGAGATGGTGCGAATGGTTAATGCCGCTGGTAATGTAATTTATATTCCACATACAAACGGCAAACCAATGCTCACAGTTCCTACTGGTTATACGCCAAGTTTGTCTACACTGCCTCCTATTACTGAAACTCCTACACCCACAACACCAACTACTTCTGGAACTAGCGGTGGTGGCGGTAATGGTGGTGGCGATAGTGGTACACCGACTGGCCCATCAGGTGGTGCTGGACTTGGTACTAGCTTTGGCGTAAGTCTTGATGCACAAGGAAATGTAACCGCTGGTAAGAGTGGAATCTCAAGTGGTCAAGCTACACTTGGCGGTATGGTCGTTGGTTTGCTTACAGGAATACCAGCCCTTGGCCTTGCTGCCTCTGCTGCCAATAAAGCGTATAACAAAGCAGCAGAAGCAGAAGCAAAAGACTTGACAGCCGCTATGGCTGACACTATGGGTGTTAACGCTAATATGAATACTGCTGCCGCAACTGGTGGTGTTTCTGGTACTGGCGGTTCCGCTGCCTCTGCTGCTGCCTCTGCTGCCGCTGCTGCCGTAGCTGCTGGTTACTCAGACGATGCCATCGGTGCTGCTTCACAAGCCGCTGCTGCTGCCACGATTGGTGGAGCAAATGCTACTGAAGCCGCTGCTGCTGGTGCCGCTGCTGCCGCTACTGTTGCAAATGATATTGATGCTAGAGATGCTTCTGCTGGTTATACAGGGTCTACTAGCGCACCCGGTGTAGCTGGTTCCAACGATACTACGGCGGCTGCTGATAACAGTGGCAATACCGCAAGCACCAGTGACGCTCCCGGTGTAGCTGGTTCCAATGACACTACGGCTGCTGCTGATAACAGTGGCAATACAAGTGGTGGCGATGGCGGTGGTGGTGGCGATGG